TCAAACTTTCTTTTCTTACTTCCGCCCATACCTATGCCCTGAATATGTGCTAACTCTAACCATTTATTATCACCACAATAAGCCCATTCACATCTATTACCAGCACGTTCTATTGCGATTTCTCTTATATCTGAAAGACTTTCTGTCATACAGTAAAGTAATTACCTTTAGGTAAGTCCCAGGTTTGCATTACATCTACCCATCTAAACTTTCCTTGCTCCGCACTACCTTCGTAGATTGCGTTAGATGCTTTCATAAACATACCAGTTGTACATTTATTATTATCATAATGTATCTTACTTTCATTAAGATGAATTAATTCTTCTATATAATTTAAAGTACGCTGTGTAACTTCACCATTGTCACTCTTTGTAGTAGGTCGCATTGAATGGTCTAAGTTTGGTGCAGCTTCATTAGCACCTACTGTTATACGTCTAGGACATAAATTAGATTTACGTATTGTGTCCATAGTATGTGTCAAAGCTAAATGCATATCTTTTGTACTTTTATTTATAGACAACGTTACATAAATAGGGTTACCTTGTTCTGTTGTCCCTAACAGTCTCTTACCACCATAGAAATCTGTTTCTGCAGCTAAGTCTTTTTTCTTCTGTAACCATGCTATGTATTTAAGTCTATTTTCTGGTACTGTTGTGTGCATACGTTGTTCGTTTGTAGTAAAAGCTTTAAAATTATTTGGCATTATTCTTCCTCTCCTAATTGTTCTAAATGATAATTGTAATCTATTACAAATTTGTCCATTAAGAATCTAAGTTTTTCCATGTCAGGTTGTACTTTAAAAGTATCACTCCCACATGCTTTGTTAAATTGATTAGCCCAGACTTTCATATATCTAGGGTGTGTAAATATATTTATATTGTTTATATCAATCTTCTTCTTGTCCATATATCTCCTCCATTTCTTGTTCTAAATTCCATATACAATCATCGCAGTAATGATGTCCTTTGTACGTTGTATAATAAGGTGCTTTACATATTTCACATAGCATATTTAAAGCCATGTTAATATCTTGTCTTAATTTTCTAAGTATGTCTTTACTATTAGACCATGTCATCTACATGTCCCCACACTTTCTCACAATAATCACAATATACTTGGTCAGTTACCACGCATACTCTGTTTAATTTGTGTCCACAACAAATCATTATTAGTTCCTTTCCAACAATGTTTACTACTGTTCCAATGATGCCAACCATCATTATAAACTAACCAAGCAGCGACTGCTGTACTTGTTTCTGGGTTAGTTCTATTTTCTATTATACCAAGCTTAGGTGTTAACCAAGACCAAGTTTTATCATTAAATTGCCAGAGTCCAACATCCCTAGTACCGTTAGTATTATTACCGATAGCTTGCGGGCGGCCGCTACTTTCGCAGTATATAACATTTAAAGCAATAGGAATGTCTTCCTCCTTAAAATACCTGGATACTAAGTCTGCATGTGTGGATACATATTTAATGTTATCTTGTACGTATAAACATTCTTGGTATTCAGGTAATGTATTAGCTGTAAGTAACATAGGAAACAAACAGCCAACAACTATTTCTATCATTAGCTAATGGCAGCTTTAGTTGGTAGTTCAGTACAATAATAATGTACTAAGCCACGTTTCTTTGCGGGTAAAGTTGTTATTTTATAACCTTCCTGCCTAAGATTATGTATAATTCCACCAAACCTATGGCAATACAACTCAGCTACAAACTCCCAGTTACTTATAGGACTTTCTCCCATGTATCTAGTAAGTATATAAGCTACAAGTTGTGTCTTGCTTTTAATATAGGCTGGTATATCTTCACCTCTAAATGATTCAGGTATCATTAACCCCTCCTTATCTCCAGCTATCAGGTGTAAGCACTTGTCGCTTACTTAATCCTCTATATCTGGTTCCTTTTTTAGACTTAGCAGCTCTACGCTTTGCTCTATTCATTATTTAATTCCCCATTCTTCTGGTAAATCAGAATTATCTAACCACCAAGACTTACGCCACTTACCTGTATGTCCACCACATACAACTGGGTCATTAGTACTACAAGTAAAATCAGGACTTTTGTCTGATTTCTTGCTGTTACGATTATCATATACCATTGCTTTACAGTATGGACATTTCAAATCATCACGATATTTGTTTTGTTTTTGTACATCTTCCACTATGCCTCCAAGCATATCACCTGCACCTTGTAGTCCAGGAGTTATATCAGTCGCTGATAAACCTGCAGCGTCTAACTTTTCTTCCAATGACATCTTATCAAAGTCATCTTGTGTATATTCTACAGGCATATCTACTAGTTTCTCTATCATAGCTAGATATTTATCTAACTGTTCATCAGACCATTTAGTCTTATCGTTAGAGAATTTCATAGTCTTAGCATATTGATTGGCTGTGCCAATTATTTTATGTAATGTTTCTGTATTTTGTACAGATTCAGTCATAGTTTTTATTGTATTAGTTATAAATGATAAATCCTGTGCCATTAGAATGGTGGTTCTTCTGGTGTATCATCAGCTGCATCAACAACATTTCTAACTGTATCACCATTGTCTTCACCTATAATACTATCCATAATATCATTCATACGTTGGACATCTTCTTTAGTAGGTTTGTTTTCTTTCTTACGCATATCTACTTTAGTAACAACTATGTCATCTTCACGTGACGTTGCAGCTTCAGCAGTAGCTTCTTCTTCTGATTGTTTACTGCCTGACCATAGCTCTACGCCAAGGCCAAACCTCATACATGCACGTTTAAATGCATCAGACTCTGCGTCTTTAAGATTGCTGCCATCATTAAACTTAGCATTGCTTAGCTTAAAGGTATCAACATCGCCAAAGCCATCATAACTACCCATACCTTCTAGGGTAATAGTACCTTTAGCACCTACTATTCTTTTATCACCATTGTGTGTACCATATACAGGTTCACATTGCCAGGTGTATTTAACTCCACTGTCCCTTAAACGCTCAACATAGTGTGCGTGTGGAACATAATCACCAAACTTACCAGCTGGTGCTTTTTTAACTAACTCCTTTGGAAAAGGAGATAGCAAATCAACAGTATTTTTCATACCATTCCTTCCTTCTATATTATGGGATTCCTTGCTTGGTCCCTAGTGGGAAGCAAGGAAGACCCTACTCTTCTTCTTCTAAGCCTATTAGTTTCCTTAAATTATGAATACCACGTTCTATTGGTTCCATTTTAAAGTCACCATTGTCATTCATAAGTATAAAGTGTGGTTTATCTCCTAATCCACTGTACTCTATACTTTGTAAACGCCATATAGACTTGACATCACTGTCATTCATACTATACATTATACCTATATATACTTATTTTATGTAAGCTTTACTAAATATTCTGCTGTTACTCCGTGTTCTGGTTTAGCAAACAACAACCACTGACATGGTCTACCCATGCTAGCTAGTTGTTCTAAAGCGTATGTGTTGTAGCTTTCAGTACTACCATTAACCCATAACCTTACGTCATTAACATACATTGTTGTAGGTGTATGAAAATGTCCAGCAATTGCATAATCAAAATCAGGCATTAAGCCACGACTAGCTAGTGCTTTCCATCCTAATAACTTTTTACCAAAGCCATACCAAGGAAATCCACTGTGTCCTCTGACATTGTCACCGTGCCATACAAAGAACTTACATCCTTCACCTACGTCTGCAATGTCGAACCAATGGTTATCACCTGTACTATCGGGAATAGTCCATGACATTCTTTTTTCATCTCTATATATCATTGACATAATTTTTCCTAGCATTCTATCTGCATTAGAATCTGGATGATAGTCTTTACGTGCTCTACCACCAAGGCTGCCATGATTACCTATAACCCAATGTACTTCTATTTCATTAAAATTAGCAAGTAGTATGTCAAAGAACTTTGTCAATATTCTAGGTCCATCTATTGTCACTTGGTTATATAAACTAGCATCAATAAGATGTGTTTGTCCTGGGAATATAAGTTCACCTTCTACTATATCACCAGCAGCTAGCACTACGCATTTGTTTACTGGATGTGCAGAACGTTGTACATTTGTCAACTCAACTATCTTGTTTGCGTATTCAATTACACGTTCTTCTGCTACTAATGTGTTATAATCAGGAGTTACTTTCGCTAATTGTATGTCAGATAACACTGCAACAGCAACTTCTTCGCTCTTAGTTCGCTTACTTAAGCTTGGTTTAGGAACTTTAGGTTTGTTCCATGTTCTTAAATTAGTTGATACTGCATCATATACTGCGTCTATCATGTCAGCTTTTTTATTTTTAGCTTTTTCAAGCTGTTTTAATAAACGTAAGTTATCTGATTTTAGTTCTTGAATTTTAACTGATTCAGCTTCAGCTAAAAGTTTTTCGATATTAATTTTATTTTTCGACATTAGATGCCAAATTACTAAAGTGATTTCTTACTGCTGATTCACTTATTTTAATATTGTAATGTTCTTTCAATAGTCTTGAAACAACATAGGGTTTAATTGGTCTCCCTGCTATTACTCGTTCTTCACAACCATCCCAAAAAGGTTTAGCTTCTTTAGTGATTCTATTAAGTATAGCTGTTCGTTTGCCATTCTCTGCTTCATTAAGTAATTCATCTATATTCATGGTATTCATTATACCAATAGTGTTAGGAATTACAATCATTGCCTGGAACTATTCTACTTACCTGTTACCAAGGTCAACGCATATGCCGCAAACATCGTATCGTGTTTGGTATCTTAATAGATTGATATTAATCCCTACTAACTTGTGAGTTATTGTACATTGCGAATAGGTTTGATACTTAGTGCATTAGTTTTAAATTTTTTAACGCTATCAAACGTACGTTATTTCTTCATAAAAGACAATGATTGTTTACCTAATTTATATTATTACATAATACCTTTCAATATGTTCATCGCTTTTATGCCCTCCGCCACGTGAAACGCTTCATCGCTGGGAATGCACCAGCTTCTTCGCTTATTCACTTTTGGCATCCGGGCATAAAAAAAGTATGTGTGAGAGTGTTCACTATGGGATATTGTTGACAATTATTTGAAGTATATACCTGTTGCAGGTTCTCTCTGCACTCTATTCTCTCACTAAATATAGCTTTTATAAGCGGAAAGGAACACCTACTGTCTTACGACATTACTATATTCCATACCACTATAGCACTGTATTTAATTTAAGTGCGTGTTCCTTAACTTCATCTACATCTTTGAGATTAATAATTCTGTGTTTAGTACATAAATCATAACATTCTTTAAGCAAGTTAAATGCACTAGAATGTTGTCCTGCACCAAAAACATACATATCAGAAACCCATATACGTCTAGCAGGCATAGTTGCTAACCACTGCAATGCAGGGCCATCAACAACATTACCACCACCTGAGTGTGTGTCTAAATAAGTTTCGTTTACACGCATACCATTTTTAGCAATAACACGTAAATTACCACTGTTACTAAAACCATTGTACATAGCTATGTTTACAGCAGGTAACAGTTTCATTATTTCTAATATGTCTTCACCATTAAATTGCATAGAACCTGATGCATCTATAAGTATGGTTCCACCTTTAACATTTTGTTTTTGTTTAAATATCTTTTTATCAACGCAATATCTATTAATGTATTTAGGATTGTAACCATAATCACTAGCACGATAATCTCTAGAGTTCTTTAATCTACCTTGTAAATTAACAGTCATTGGTGGTGTATGTATTTCCATATCTCCCCAATGTCCTATACCAGAATGTGATGATTGATAAGTCATTTTTTCAATTAAGTCTTTACGCATACGTTGTTCTAAACTATTTAAATCTATTAATTCTCCATTTTCAGATTCAGATTTATCTATACATTCTTGACATAATTCATCTTCAGAACACTCTGAACCAGATGCTGTATTATTACCACAATTTTCTTGTTGTTCACCTTCATTTGCAGAAGGTTCAGGTTTAAATACTTCATCGGGTTTAGGTTTATCCATTAATTCGTTAAGAACTATAGATAGTTTTTCTGCCATCTTTTGTACTTTACGATAACTAGGTATTTGATTCCATCTATGATTTTGTATACTTGATACTTGATTAATAATTAAATTACGTGCAAAATAAATTTCAGCTTTTCTTAAATCATGATATGGACTATCATCATCTGCTGCTAAATTTAATGTGTTCATATAATTTGCATATTGTTCACTACCTTCTACTTTTCTATAGTTATTATCAGTAGGTTCAAAAGAAACTAAATTTATACCATGTAAAACTAAATCAGCAACTGAACTATTTTCTATTAATCTTTTTGTATTCATAAACAATTCATCATTACAGAACATATGTTCATCAATACCTAATTTACCTTTAAAAGCTAATAAATATTTAACACGAATGTTTTCTATACCTTTAAGAACATCTAATCTAGTACCTCTCATTAACTTACCTACAGTTTTAGGTGACCATTTAGCATGTGCTAATTCAGTTCTTCTAATCATTCTGCTGTGATTATGTCCACAATTTTCACAATTTCTGTCCATTGGAACATACATTTGTTTATTAAGATTATCAGTACTAGCTTCTTGTCCGTCAGTTAATTCTAATACGCTCCACTTATCCCCAGTTACTATCTGAGGATAAGGATAAGCTTTATCTGAATGCATTACGCTTTGCTTAATTCTATTGCGTCAATTAATTCAGCAGCATTTGCACCGAATACTAATTTACCTGCAGTTTGTGCTGTAAAACCTTGTGACTGTAAGTCAAAAAATTCTTTCCATGCACGTACAGATATTCTATCTTCAGCGTCATCTACCATTGTTGTGTCTGTTATAACATCATGCCATTCATCTGGAAATTGTTCCATTGCCATTGGATGAATACTATCGACATGTATTTTTACAGGAAATCTATCCTTTAACGCAAGTGGTAATGATTCTGGTGGACTGTTAGTAGTCGCTACTACTTGAAAACCTTCAGCAGGTTTTACAGTTTCTTTAGTATCATTGTTTAGTGTCAACATTGCTATGTCTTGGTCATCCAATATAGCGTGTAAGAATGTCATTGCGTCTGGTGAAGCGTGGTCTATTTCGTTTATAACCAATCTACCGCCATTACGCCATGCCTGTATAGCAATACCATCATGCCATTGAAATGTACCAGTGCTAGATGGTTTATAAAAACCTTCTAAGTTTGCACTAGCAGTATCTTCTGTCATAGTGATTTGGTATACATTAGGATTACCATTCATATCTAATGGTGTTGTTTGCTTTACAGCACTATATGTTTTACCTGTACCTGGTGGCCCGTATAATAATACACGCCTTGATTTACCTAGTACTTGTTTAATTAAGTCCCAACAGTCTTGTTCAGCCATTGTAAACTCCTTTCTATTGTCTATTCTTCTTCTGTAGTAGTAACAAATTTACAATAAATGTTAATTTTATTACTATCGTTATCTTTTCTTTGAGATATAACAAACTTACCTTTGCCATTTAAATGTACAATGTTTCGTTGTGTCATATTTTCTATGTTTGCTTTAACGCCACTAATCCATTTATCTGATTCTCCTATCACATACCATATATCTGGATTAGCAAGCAAAACTCTTACTTTTTCTGTGGTTAACAAACTTGGTTGTCTACCTTGTCTATTTAAATTAGGTTCTGGTGGTTCAGAACGATACATACCATCAGGAATCATCGTCTAATCCTCTTAAGAACTCTTCAGCGTCATCACCAGTGTCATTTGCATTTTGAATGATATTGTCTGTTGTCATATTTAACAAAGTATCTTCGTCTTCTGCTAAATGTACTTGAATACTTGTAGGTTGCATGTCAAGCCAACCTTTAAATACACCTCTGTCTTCAGCGTCTTGTCTAATAAATTCAATATCTTCTTTTGTATAGCTTTCTTGTGACTCATATAATGGATGTCCATTAAAATAATCTGTCATAGTTTCAGCTCTAGTAATTTGAATTATCCACATGGCTCTTTCTATAGCTTGTAACGCAGTTTGTGCATGAACATGAACTCTCCATACATCAGGTTCTTCCATAAAAGCATCACCTGGTTTGTCATCATGACTGTCAAAACCTGCATAAGCAACAACAACCATATAATCTAATTGGTCTTTTTCATCTTCATGAATATAATTAGTTCCCATAACTATTCCTTTCTTTCTTTGTGGGCATATTAGGCAAAGAAAGAAAGGGAGTTCAACAGGTTGGGCTGTAATGATTACTCCCCTCTTTCTTTGTTACTATCTTTCCACCTAACAACAGCACGCTATTGTATCATTGTTATAGATAGCTTGTAACACACAGTCGATTAGACCTAATGGAGTGGTTACCAAATGGTCGACGTACCTATGTGCTACAAGCTACCTACATTTTGGTCTACCGGCTGGAAAAGGGAATCCAGCAATGTAAGTAGCATTCTTGCGTTTCAATTACATGCGTAATTAAACTTTAATTAATTATTTTTTTTACATCCATTTTCATTTGTTCAAAATCTTGAACATATTGTCTGTAAAGTTCTTCAGCATTAACAATAGGGTATTGACTAACACCGTCTCCTTGGTCCATTTCTATTAACCAAGTGTTCATTATATTAATGTTATATTTTTCTGCTATGTCATTTAATAACATCCATGGTTCTCCCCATGCACTATCAAATGAAAGTGTTACTTCTCTAATACTTTCTGTTGTTATATCAGAAGTTATTACAGTTTGACAATCTCCCCATTTGGTTCCCCAATTTCTGTATTGCCAATCAACTGGGTCACAAGTACCATGTTTTTCTGTTATTTCTAATGCATTAAGTTCAAGTAATGGTGTAACTTCTCCATCTATTTCAAACCATTGTGAATATTTAACTTCATCTATAGTTCTTGAACCAGCATGCATATTTTCAAATACATCTGGTATTGGATTAACTTGTGTCATGTCTATAAAGTAAGTATCATCAGCTGTATCATCTGTTATTTTTATGTCATTCATAAATTGATTTACTTTGTCAGCATCACCTGTAATTTCACATTTGTTAGATGTCCAATTAGGCATCGTCATCCTCCTCTAATTCTGCGAACATTTCATTAAGTTCTATTAATCTAGTTTTTACACTATCAGGTACAGATACCTCTATATCTTTTTCATTCAAAAATTCAGTAAAACTGCTACGCACTTTTTTATCCGCAAGTGTATTCATGATTACTTTATTTTGAAATTTAGGACTTTTACTACCTAAATGTTCTACTATTGTTAATTGAATTGTAGCCATTAAAGATATTCTATCTCCAATTGCTTCCATTGCTTTTACCATATTTTCATGTAAGTCCATATGGTTTTTATCTTTACTCATATTTATCCTCCTTTTGTGGTGTTGTCCACATATCAAACGAATATTCAACAGCATTGTCAATTTCCATTAACATTGATGTTACATATTTATCAGCTTCATCCAGTGTCACATCTGGATTAAAATAGAAACTAACAGCTAACTCATTTACCTTTTGCTTTGGGTCAGTTGATTCATATTCATATATATCCATTTATTCCTCCTCGCTATTACTTGATTTTCGTAACTCTTTATCAACTTGATATTCAACAGCTTCACTTAACATACGACACCAGTTCTTGACATTTACATCAAGACTTTCATAATTTGTATGATTAGCTGCGTTATTTAAATCTCTAACAGTCCATTCAATAACAGTTCTTAAGCTACTGTCATCTAGTTGTTCTAATTTATCGCTAATACTCATATTACATAGTCCTTTCCTTTAAAAAAATAATGCCTGCACCTTGCAGGGCATATTCAGGCAAGGTGCGGGCACGATTAGTATTAAATGAAGTTAGTGTGCTATCACGCACTGTTCAGTCGCCATTCTGGCTCACTTACTTTCGGATAGCAGCACTTACTTCAACTTACTATAAAATTAAAATGGACTGTCATCCATTTCTTTGGTATCTATATTTAAGTAATTTAAATCATTAAAATACCTAGTGTTAGCTTCTTGTTCTCTAGTGTTTATAATTGCTTGTCCAACAACACGCTTGATGTTTTCCATTTCATCTTTATTTAGAATTTCTTCAAGCGTAGTTAATGCAACTGCAACTTTGTCTACATTTAACATAGTTTCCTTTCAATTTATAATTAAAAGTAAATGAATAAACTATCTTCGTTATTAATAATAACTAAGTCTTTCGTCCCATACTACCTGGGAATATTCACTTACTTTTAATAGTATATATTATATACCATAGAGTGTACAAAAATGTTATACACTCTAGCTATACAATTAGAATAAACTATCTTGTTTAGCAATGTTATTGACTTCTCTAGATGACACTTTGAATACATTCCAGCCATTGTGTCTAACAACATCAATACACATGTCGCTATGTATATTTAATGGATAGTCGTATTGTTTTCCTGGGGCTGGTTCCCAATGTGCATCTTTCTTAAAGATTATTGGTAGAAAACATACACGACATGTCTTTTTGCTTTTGAATTTATCGTTCATAATTTCCTTTCCTTAGTAGAAATATAAAAAAAACAAAGGGGGAACTTAATCCCCCAATGTTCCTTTGAACTAACTTGGTTCACTACCGGCCATTACATCAACTTTTGGTGCTGATGTAACTTCTGCAGTGTTACCTGCTTTGTACGCTTGTACTGTTGGACTTTGGTTATGCAACTCAAACAACGCTGAAATAGCATTTCCAATAGTATCAGTAAGTGCTTTAACTTCAGGGTTCTCGTTGTCCAAAGATAGAAACGAAGTAACTACCTTTTTACTTTTAGTTGAGTACCAGTTAACAGCAGTACAGTCGGAATATGTGCTTAATGTTTTACCGGAAACACCACATATAGTATCACCGAATTTTAGTAACTTAGCCATAATTAACTCCTCTCAGTTATATTTGACTTTACAGTATATAGACTTTCTACATACTCAAGACTTTCTTTCGAATCTCATATTCGAGAGAAAGAAAGTCTGGATTATATACAAAGGTAACTTATGGTATGGATAACATTACAGTACAAGGGAACATTAAAACACTATATATGGTATTAAATTTATAGTATCTAGTTCAGTATCTTTCTGAATTTCATATTCAGGAAGAAAGATACTGTACTATATACATATATAGTGTACTGTTGTCCAAGTTTCATCTATCATCTAAACCTATGACTACCATATGTCAATCTAGCCTTTTATATTTATATATGTATGTCTAGAAATATATGTTGGTAATCTTTAAAGAGTCAGTATGGAATTGCCTTTTTGAGCACTAGCGGGCATAGTCTTTATTGAAGCTGACTAAACCTTTTTATGTGTCCTTGGGTACTTCTTTTGCGTTTCTACGTTACTGTCTTGCCAGTCAGAAGCTTTCTGCATCCCGATTGCACCTTTACCTGTAACAAATTACTTGTGTTTAGTGTTTGTAATTAACTTGACTATAGCATATAATTCTCACTATACAAACATCTAACGAAAGATAGTGAATATGGTAGATACTACCAATAATGTAATCTGTATTGCAGAGGGCTGTAGAAAGAAACTCAAAGGCAAACAACGTAAATTTTGTTCTCCTACATGCCAAAAAAGACAATTTGCTAGAGATAATATATATAACAAGCAGGATGACGTAAAACCTATTAATATAGAACGTAAGTCTGACGAGGGCGACTACGCCTCAGTTAGAAGAGGACAGTATTACCGAGCTTTCGTAAGCGAAGGTATAGCTGAAACAGTTGCAACGGGCGACATGACGGTAGCTAAAGCAGCTTCCCTCCTTGGTTGCACTTCAGCTACTGTCAGTCGCATGCTTGCTGCCTTCAAGATTGATACTAAAAACGAAGTAGCTGCAGAAGATTGGGAACTATCCAAAGAAGCGAAAGCTGCACTAGAAAATTTTGCGGACTTCCGACAACGCTATTTTAGAACAGAGCTAGGAAAGAAATACGAAACCGCTCCTTTTCACACTAACTGGATTAATAACATTATTGATAGTATAAAAAACGGTAAGGAACTACTAATACTGTCACCCCCCAGACATGGAAAGACTGAACTGTTAATACACTTTGCTGTATATCAAATATGCAAGAACCCCAACGTACGTATTATGTGGGTAGGTGGAAACGAAGACATTGCTAAGAACGCATTATCTGCTGTACTTGATGTATTAGATACTAATGAAGAGTTAAGAGAAGATTTTTGTATGCCTGGTACAAACTTTAAACCAGATAATAGGTCAGGTAAAAACTGGTCACAAAATCAATTTACTGTAGGTACTAGAACTGTTGCAGGTATTAAGTCACCTACTATGGTTGCTGTAGGTAAAGGTGGAAAAATTCTATCACGTGACTGTGACATAATTATTGCTGATGACATTGAGGACCATCAAACTACAATGCAACCTGGTGCAAGAGAATCTACAAGACAATGGTGGACAACTACATTATCAAGTCGTAAAGAGGAACATACTGCTGTAGTTGTAATTGGTTCAAGACAGCACCCTGATGATTTATATAATCACTTACTTGAATCAGATAACTTTACAAGCATAGTTGAAACAGCACATGCTATAGATTGTGATAAACCAGAACATTTAGAAGACGAACATATTAGTTGTATGTTATGGCCAAATAAAAGAACATTTAAATGGTTAATGTCTAGGTTACACTCTGCTGAATCAACAGGTGGTAGACAAACATTTGAAATGGTTTACTACAACCAAGCATATGTAGAAGGTACACAAATCTTTACTATGAATATGATT